TGCGCCGGTCGGTCCAGTGGTGCCAGTAGCTGCGGGTGCGCCAGTCGGTCCGGTTGATCCAGTCGCGCCCGATGGGCCGCCAGATGCTCCGGTGGGTCCGACAACCAAAACAACAGGGAATGCCGCGATCGGAGCGGGGCTCTCTACAATGACGGTCATGTCTCGCTCACTCCGTGTTTGACAATAAGTTTGCCCTGCATCATCTGGGTGCGGACGCTCCCCTGGGTCATGATCAGGTCGTAGTCATAGGTGCCACACGGCAGTTCAGACTGGATCGTGGTGTCCGGCACGTTCATGTTGATGATGTTGTTGACGGGGTCAGCGATCGTGATCTGGCCCGCCGCGGAGGTGAACAGCGCCAGATTGGCGACGTCATCGCGCGAGGCCTTGACACCCATTTCCCAGGTGTTCGTGCCGATCTGATAACCGTTCGGGATGGTGAACTGAAACGCATCCTGAAAGGTCGCGTTGTCGCTGATATAGATGTTCACCCATGATGCCGTGAGAGCCATTAGAATGACCTTTCATTCGAGCTGCCGATCGCCGGCACGCCAGACTGCTGGCTGAGCGCGCGGAATTGCTGCGGGAAGCGCCAAGCCTGGGCTCCGACAGTATTCGCCTTCAGTTTAGAAATGCGTGCGCGCGCGATGGCGTCGCGGAAGCGGCGCAGGTGATAGGTGCCCTGCTGCGTGTTGCTGTAGCTCTTGTTCGGCGAGGTCATCATCTTGCCGAGGAGCCCGTCGAGAATGCCGACGTGCCAGATGGGGAGGACCCAGTGCGGCGCGATCGGCACCATGTCGCGGCCGGTCGGGAGCGCCGTGTTGCAGACAAACTGGGCCTGATAGTACCCGTTGGTGTCCGGAATATTCTTTACTGTGACAGTACCGTGGATCGGCATCACCGCGCTGACGAACAACGGCGCCGGCGTGCCGGGCGGGATCGCCTGGGTCGGTAGGAGCGGGATGGTCGGACCCCAGTCGGTCACGTTCTCGAGCCGGATGATCTGCCCTTCCGGAACGTTGACAGAATAGCTCTGCACGTTGGCCTGATAGGGGATGGTCACGAGTTCGGTCCAGCACGAGCTGTCATTGAAGAACTCGCTCAGCACGTCGAACAGCTCAGCCAGGAGTGCCTTTTCAGACACGCCGACCAGCTTGACTTCGGCTTGAAGCATGATTTGACGGAGGTCTTGTTTCTGGATCGGCATCGGTTAGCCCCCCTGTGCGAGCGAGATCGGGGTCGGGCGGACGCCGAGCAACGTATCAGCAAACATCTTCTGGTATGCGCCAGCGCGCTCGTCCTGAATGTCTTCCTGATCGCGCATCAGGGCGTGTGCGATCATGCCGTAGAGGAACCCGAGCCTGAACTGGGGCTCGATGTTGATCTGCGTCCCGTCATTGCCGATCAGGGACTGGACGTCGGATTGTCCGGTCACAAGTCGGTGATAGACGAAAAGGTCGGGGCGCAGCCGGCGGCCCTCGAGGAGGGTGACGTTCATGGCCGTGACAAGATCGGCATCCTGATAGCGATACGGGATCAGCGTGTCCTGAAGCAGAACGCGGCTGTCGTTAATGTAGTCCGTAATCGTCTGCAGCGTGCTGTTCATGGCGCAAACCCCGTTTTCTTCAGGATCAGAGCTAGAACAGCACGCTTAAGAAAACGTTAGGAAGCGACGACGTCGAAGCCGAGGATGGTGAGGATAGCTTGCATTTTCTCGTCGCTCACGATCTCGGGATTGTAGCCCATGACGTAGCGACCGTCCTGATAGGAGGCGCCCTGCCCGTCCTTGATGAAGAAGTGACGTTCGTGGCGATTATCGCTGGAGGACCAAACTTCTAGAGCGAGTTTCATTTCAGACCCCATAAAAAAGGCCCCGGGGACTGTCCCCGGGACCTTTGAATATTGTCAGAAGACGCTTGAGGAACCCTTACGAGTTCGGCGTCACCTGGGCCTGAACGAGTGCCTTGCCATCGACGATTTGATAGCCGTAGACCTGCAGCCCGCGCAAAATCTGACCGAAGGTCAGCTCGGAACGCAACGTCTCAACTTTTGAGATTTGCGATGCAAACGTAAGGCCGTGAGCATGGCCAGCGAAGAACGGCCATTCACCAGAGTTGAACTGCGCGCTGTCGGTGCTGTTGTTCGGCAGCAAGTTCGACACGTAGATCGTGAAACGATCGACCATGCCGAGGCGGCCGTTGCGCAGCATCGAGACGCTGTCGCCAGACAGATAGGCCTGACGAAGTTCCGACTGCTTGATCATGCGGCCCGCCCAGGACGGCATGACAACCCATCGCCCGACTTCGGGGATGTTCTGCTCGTCGAGCACTTGGCCCATGCGCATCAGCACGTCCAAGATTTCGATGTCACCCACGCCGGGGTTCTTCGACACGACCGAGAGCGGGGTGCCTTGAACGCCGAGGTTGATGTTGCCGGTGATCGCACCAGCGGTCAGACCCTGGTTGGCAGCGACCATGTTGCCGACGATGCCCGAGAGGACGTCGCTGTCAACGGTGATCTTGAGCTGCTGCGCAGCGTCGTCCGACCACATCGACAGGATATTCAGGTCCGACTGAATTTCCATGACGTCGTCGAGGATCAGGGAGAAGTACTTGCCGTTCCCGATGTACAGCTCGACGGTGCCGCCGGTCGGTCGGTCAAGACCGAGCAAACCGTCGCTGTCGTAGTTGTGGATGGAGATGGTCGGCTTCGTACGAATTTTGACGCGATCGCCCTTGTTCTTGATCTCACCTTCGTAGTCGGTGTTCGAGATCGCGGCCAGGACGGTCGAGGCATAGAATTTCTCAACCAGCTTGCCAGACCAGATTTCGGGAATGAAACCGGTGGCTTGGAGGTTGTTGCCCGAGCTACCTACTGGGTAGATCGCGGGCGAGGAGCCGGCAGTTGCGCCGGGAAAACCTGCTGAAGGAATGGACATAGCGAAAGCCCTCGAACGTTGGGGGCTTTCGATCGTTGATGCGACAAGCCCCGGGATTAACCTCGGATGCGCCCTTCAGCTTGTGCCGCGGTGAGGTCGGCTTCGGTGGCGCGATACAGGTCTTCACGACCGGCATAGAGCCCCTTGCGACTATCATCGTAGAATTTGCTGATTTGTGCGCGGGTGTAAGTTGGCTTGTTCGCGGGCATCCCTGTATCACCGGGTGCCGGCCTTGCCCTGCCAGGAGCTGCTAACGTGTCCAGAGAGACTGCTGCTTGGCGAGGAGGAACAAGATTAGGGTCTTGCTGCTGTCGCTCTTGCGGCGCTGGATTGTACGAGCCCGTGGCGTTTGCTTCCGCGAGGAAGTCTTTGAACAAAGCGACGATCTTCGGGGCATCTGCGCCGCTGAGTGCCTTGTTCAATATCTGTTGTCGTACCTCGCCTGTGTAAATATTCCGTAAAGCCAGCCACGCTTTCCACTGGGTGGTCGCGTTGATCTGGCGCCAGTTCGGGATCGTCTGGGCAACCGAAGCGAACAAATCCCTTTTGACAGAAGAGTTTACGGTCTTTTGCAGGGACTGGTTTTGGGCCCTCAAATCTTCCAATTCGGGGGCAATTGCGGCCCGTGCAGCCCGCTGCGCGACGTCCAAGAAGTCGTCGCCGTAGGTGTTTCGGTCCTCTTCCGTGATCAACTTTCCGTGATCACGACGACTATTTTGCTCCAGAGGCGGGGCTTGCTGGGCGGCAGCAAGGAGCGACTGCGTGGTCATCAGCTCGCGCGCGAGCTGGCGCATCTGCTCCTCCATGGCGCCGTTGGCCTTGACCTGGGCGTTGAAGCGACCCTGCATCGACAGGAAGCGATGCTTCCATGCGTCGGCAGAGACGTCGTTGTCGGCCGGTTGCGCCACGGCCGCGGTGTTCTGAGTTTGTGCCTGCGCGGCAGCTTTCTCAGCGGCTACGCGATCGGCTTCGGCTTGAGCTGCCGCAGCCGCCGCAAGAGCAGGGTCCGGCGCAGCTTGATCTGGTTGTGGGATAGCTTCCTTGAGGGGAGCAGCCGACTGGTTGGGGTCCTTCGGATAAAACTGTTCATGGAGTTTATCCACATTGGCGGCAGCGGCTTTGACGTGTTCGGGGATGCGGACGTTCGGATCGATTGAACCGTCGGCGAGTTGCTGGTTCTCAGATGGCATATGCGTAACTCCGTGTTTGCGCTATGGGCCTGTTACAGGCGCAGAGGGCGGTTTAGCTGGCGGTTGGGCGCGAAGCTGGCAGTATCTGAACGTGTCAAGCAGGTGCAGAAACGCCTGGGCTTTTCCTTGAGCGACGAGGACTTGATCCTGTGGCGCGCTCACTACTGCCACAGTAATTTCGGTTGAATAGGCGTCGAAAACTTCGACAAAAGCGTCCCAGTCCTTCGGGCTGGCAGCGCGAAGGCGAAGGGCACATTGGGCGAGTA